TACGTGGCACCATCCACTATTAGGCTCTCCTGGAACATAGTATTCTAAAATCATTTGGTCATAATCTAAGTTTTTATAAACCCAATCACAAACTTCTGCATTGTCTTTTCCTGGACACTCGAAATCAACGGCTTCAGCTTTGGCATGTTGTGAATTAACTGAACTACCTATTTTTACACAAAGATTAGGTGACCTAAATCCCGAGGTCACGATTACAGGCCCGAAATGGTCACGTACGGGTTGAAGTATATTTTCACACAGTCCTTTTAACTTTTCTATTTGATTTGCATTAGGATTATTATCGATATTTAAACGAACTGCAGTGTCCGATTTGATTAACTCTTGAAGAGTAAAGTTTCTTGAAAGGTTCATTATTTCGGTTGAATAATTTTATTTATACTATAACTTCCATCTACGTTCTTGTAAAGCTCGGCCTCTACCTCCCCACACATAAATACTTTGTTTTCCATTCCCATATTTCTAGTGGCTTCTCGTTTCATTTTAAGACAGGTAGATAAGCTGTCTTGTATTCTGTGTTCTACAAGCTCACCATTTATAAATAAACATAATGCAAATACTAATTTTATCATTAATGATTCCCATTTAATTTACCAATATTAGCTCTTACAGAATCTTTTAACTTTTCTGTATCAATTCTTAATCGTTCTACATCCATTTGTAGTCTTTCAATATTAACTCTATTGTTCATCATACCATCAACTCTTATCGTTAATTTTTCTAATCCTTCTGCAATATGTTCAAGTAACATAAACTGCTCTTGGTCTATTGGTTTTTGTGCAGAAGCTTCTAATAAGTCTTGTTCAAATAATTTATTAGCTGTCTCCAATGCGTTTAATCTTTCAATTACACCGAAGGCAAACCATGCGCCTACAATCACTGCTGCGACCAATCCTATTAAATTACGTAACGGAAGACCGATACTTGTGTTCTCATCGATTTTTATTGACATGATAGGCACTCATCTGAACCAGAATCTAATTCAGCTAATGCCTCCTCTTTACAATCCTGGCTACAGAATTGATCTAGTTCATCTTTTGGTTGAAACTCTTTTTCACATTGTTTACATTTTTTCATTTATACCCCTTTGTTAACCATTTTATGTATTTCTTAAAAAGTGTTTTAATAAACTTTTTATATTTAAAGTTTATTATTTTAGATATAATATTATCCAACCATATAAAGGCATCGTCAATAGTACCTAAAATTTTATACATAAATTTATCAAACATTATTTACTCGCTATCTTTCCCTTATTAATACCTTCTTTAATAACGTATTTTTGTGTGCCATTAGCACCTATTTCAACTTCTTTTTTTAAATTTTTAAATAATACTTTTTCTTTTTCTGTTTTATCTTTTTGTTTTAAAAAAGACTCAATTGTTTTTGTATCTCTCATAATTACTCCTCTACTTTTTCTTCCATTTGGTAGAACATTTTATCACTATCTTCTGTAACCATGCTAGTATCTTCTGCATCCCAGTATGTAGTTTGGACTTTATAGTCAGGCCAGCTGTTATCAGTAGTGTATGAATTAACATGCCACAAAAGGCGATTGTTAGGCTGAGCAGCATAATTCCCGTTATCAAGCTCCAGTATATGTGCACACTTATGTTCTTGAGGAATTTCAGAGTGTTCCACGTCCAAGATATTAGTGTCTGGATGTGCCCAATCAATTGTGAATAAATATTTGCCATGATAAAACTTTTTGTCTAGTCCTAAAAATTTTCCTTTTAGACCATCCAACCAATCAAAGCAAGTAACACTAGGCCAATAGCTAAAACAGTTCCACAATTCCAATTCGTTCGTCTGCATATTCGGCACATCGGCTCGGTCATACGATTTTTGGAAAAACGCTGAGATAGGCAAACGCCAATAGCACGCACCATTAGGTAACATGATGTTAAATAAGATTGCACGACCTGATATACTTGTGATACTGAAGACCACACAGTCTTCGCTTTCTCCTTGATGTTCTTTAAGATCATAAAGATACTCCTTCCTTATCTTACAATAAATTGGTGGTATGTTAGCATTTAAATAAGACATCTAGCATTTCCATCTTCGTCTAGCCTGTCTTAATCTTGAATTAGGATCCTTAGCAGCTTTAGGGAATTGTTTCATTTGCCCTGCTGATCTTGCACAAAAAGACTTACGTCTCTTTGCAGCTTTTGATCCTGGTTTTACTTTGCCTGTTACGGCAGTTTTTAATTTTGATCCTGGATTTTCTCTTCTGTATCTTTCAACACCGGCTTTGGTCATACCGGCACCAGATTCAGTTTTTCTAAAATATTTTTTGGTTTTAGGGGGTTGAACGTCACCCCCTCTTTTAAAACCAAGTATATCGTTATAATACTTATTCAACATAAGTATTAACCATTCTGACCTGTTAAGTTTGGTCCTGAAAATTTATCAGTTAATAAAGTTACTGCAGTAACATTTGTTGCTGTAGATATATAAACTCCATTTGGAAATAAAATACCATCTTCAGGTAATGAGAAGTTAATCACATCACCAGTAGGAACGTCTGCTGTAAATAAATTTGTTCCTCCAGAAGATGAATCAGTATTTAACTGAACCAATCCAGCACCACCTCCACTTGATGCAACAATAATACCTTTAAGTCTTACAGGTGCAGAAATAACAACAGTTGATGTTGCAGTCCCTGCTACTCTTGTTGCTTGTATATCAGCTTTAGCTGCCATAGTTTTCTCCTTTAAGTGTGGCTCCCGAAGGAGCCACGATTAATTATAATTACGCTACTACTGCGCCACTATTAGAAACAAGAACCCAACCAATAGTATTTGCCCAAACTAACATTACTGTGTCATTAACATCAGCAAAAGCTAAGTTAGTTCCATTTGCAAAAGTAGCTGGAGTAACTGTTGCAGTTCCACCACCATCAACAACCATAGTGATGATTTTGATTTGTCCTGCAGTTGTTCCGTTAGCTAAAGTTACTGCAGCAGCACCTGCTCCTGTAGTTAACTCAGTGACTAAGTTTGTTAAATCAGCTGCACCAGCACCTGATAAAGCTTGAACACCACCTGTTATAGTAGCTCCATATGATGCATTAGTTGTAATAGCACCAGTTGTTCCATTTTTAGTTATTGATTCAAAACCATTTTCCGATCGGACTGGTCCTGTAAATGTAGTATTTGCCATAATATTCTCCTTTGTATAGCGTTCGTTATGTAGTCTCTATACCGTCTGCCTAGCCAGTCTACATAATAATTTTTTCTAGGTTGTTTATATTATACATAAAAAAAGGGGCGATGTGAACACCGCCCCTTTTATGAAATACTAGTTAGTATTTATTAGCTAGTTGGTAAATTTCCGTTACCAAAAATACATCTTGGATCAGAGAATCCAAAAGAGTATCTTTCTCTAGCTTTAAATCTTACGTTACCAGTATCGAAGTCACCTTCAATCGCAGTCTTAATTGGTGATCTAACGAAGTGTTTTAATCCGTTAGGTATATCAGTCAATAAGAAGAATGAATCAGTGTCAGTTAAAAAGTTATTAACTCTGTAACCTTCTGGAACCATTCCCATTGATGCGATTGCGTTGATGTCGTTATCAGCAGTTCCGACTCTTTGAGGTGATTTCATCAGTCTCTCAGCAGTAAATTGTAATTCTTTTGGAATTATCATTTTTCTACCTTGAGCTGCGATTTTTAGACCTCTTTCGTCTACAAAACCAGCGATATCGATTAACGCTTGCTCTAGTGAAGTTTCGTTTAAGTCTGCAGCAGTTGCAAGAACGTTTGAGAAAGTACCACCAGTAGCTAGTGGGTGTGAAGCATTAATTAATGATACTCCGTCACCACCTGTTACAGTAGTTACTTGCGCTTGGTTCAATACGTTTGCAGCTTTAACTTGCTTCGTATTCGACATAGATCTTGCAAGAGCTCTTGTGTATCTTGCAGCTAATCTGTCGTATAGGTTGTCTTCGATTGCTTCCTCAGTGATAGAGAATGCTAACGCGATTGTTTCGTGGTTGTATCTACTTGTGAAAGTTTCACCAGCAGTATCAAACACTACTCCAGCACCTTCTTGTTTAGTTGGTGCAGAAGCAAAACCGCTTAACATTACTTCCTCTTCGAAAGCTCTGTCAGAAGTTTCAGTTACGAAAATTTCAGCATGCTGATTCTCGTACCTGTTGTATTCCAGGCCAAATAGTGCATTTAAACCTGGCTCTAGTTCTTTAACTAGTTGTGATCGTGATATAGCCATAATTTATTTCTCCTATTATACGCCCGTACCACTTCTATAGAAGTGATTGTTGATTCTAACAAGAATATTAGCATTGTCAGTCGTAGTATCCGAATTGTCTGGATCCTGCGAAATGTCAATTGCTTGTACAGCGAATGTAGCATTAGTCGATGCTGTTGATACATCCAATTGTACTTTTGATAGTCCTGTTTGTGTTACACCTGTTGTGTTCGTTACCGAATAGTTAGTGTACAGACTTGATCTCGGAAAAGCCGAATCAGCATCTACAAGAAATACTGCATCAGGGTCATCAACAACAAACGCTGTAATGTCGCTTGCTGCTACTCCACCTGGGTAGTAGTTCGAGTATGTTGGCTTTTGAGTAGTTGGATCTGTATAAAAACATCCGTTAAAAACACCCAGAATAGCAGTACCACTACCAGCGGAATGTCTGTCAATGTTTCCAGAAGTTAATGGAATAACCATGTCACCTTGGAAAATTGCAGTAGTATGACCGCTTGCAATTGTGTATCTGTTCTGAGCTCCAACTAATGGTGTACCGTCTAGTTTTCTGTACGGTCTTAGACCGAACTTTTCACTTACGTTTGCCATGTTTGTTCTCCTTTTAACAGTTTATTTTAAAGACCCGGTAGGTATTGCAAAAAGTTATTTTTTACGTCCACCACCAAAGGTCACTCTGGACTGTCTATCAATATTGATAGGCATATCCGGGTGCTGTTCCTTCATAAGATCGTTGTCAACCGCGTT